CAACGATCGTGTAAACATAAACTTTTTTGATCTAGGCCGACATCCAAAGTTACAATGGCTATTGTGTACTACTGTTAGTCCCGGCCTAGGTAATAAAAGGCACTATTGGATTAAAGGGCACAAACGAGAAGATCGTGCTGCCTACAAATTTGTTGAAAGTCAATTTCCAAATTTAAAACCTGATGAGATTGAGCTAATGGCCGAATTAAACAGCATAGAACAACTCAAAGGTTATGCTAAAGAACTAGGTTGGGACGACAAGAAAATTAAATCAGATTTATGATTTCTGAAATCATTAATGCTTGGAAATCTTCGGGAGTGGAAAAAGAAACGCCTAAGTTTACCTGTCGGTATTGTAATAAATCTTTTGTTAAAGAATCAACTTTGACTAGCCACCTCTGTGAAAAGAAAAGAAGATACCAACAGGAAAAAGAGATTGCAGTACAATGGGGCCTGCAGTCTTATCTGCTATTTTACAATACCACACAGGTTTCTACCAAAACAAAAAACTACGACGACTTTGTTGAAAGTCCCTACTACACAGCGTTTGTAAAATTTGGAAGATATTGTGTTGATATCAAATGTGTTAACTTTGTGTCATTTGCCAATTGGCTATTAAAAAATAACAAAAAGTTGGACTACTGGTGTTCAGACACGCTCTACGAAGAATGGTTACTTGATTATCTACGCAAAGAATCTGTACAGGATGCTCTCGAAAGATCTTTTAAAGAAATGAACGAGTATGCAATTAACAATCCCGAACTTAAAAATGGTTATACAGATTATTTCAGATATGGTAATGTTAATCGTATACTGCATAACATTTCAAACGGCCGTATAAGCCCTTGGGCAATCTTTAACTGTAAGTCCGGCGTTGAATTTATTGAAACTCTCAATGAGGATCAGCTACAATTAATTTTACAGTGGATCAATCCGGACTTTTGGAATAAAAAGTTTAAAGACAGTCAAGAAGATGTACAATGGACCAGAACAGTACTAGCAGCAGCCGGGCTATAAAATTTACCAGCGATGTTGATATCGATTTTGCTGACCGGCAGCAGATCTTAAATCTAATACCTCATGTAGGTGCATCTATTTTGACCGACCGCGGGCAGCTGGCACAGCACAATACCGGAGTATATGTAACTGAAATACCCAAAGACCTAACATCTAATAGATCGACCATAGACTACAAGCAGGCCGAATCCAGAGGATACATCAAATTAGATTTTCTTAATGTTGGGTTATATCAGCAGGTAAAAAGTGAACAGCATCTGAACGAACTGTTAGATAAAGAGCCGCCTTGGCATCGGTTATACGAAGCTGAATTCTGCAGCCAACTAATACACATTGGCAACCATTATGATACATTGATTAAAATGCCCGAGGCAGTCAATAGTATACCTAGGTTGGCCATGTTTCTTGCAGTTATTAGACCTGCAAAGCGGCATCTTATTGGATTACCTTGGAATGAAGTTGCCAAAACTGTCTGGACCAAACCAGACGACAACAGTTATTATTTTAAGAAAAGTCATAGTGTAAGCTACGCACATCTAGTGGTAGTTAATATGAACCTAGCCGATCTTACGAACCAGTGTAATTGATCTTCGTTTGCTGCGTTTAGCAGCCATTTCTTTCAAATTGATGTGGGGTCCCATGCGAATCTCCACATCTTTGCTGTTCATAGTTTTAACGCAAAACTTGAATTCAGCCCATTCTTGTTTCAAAAAAACATTTATAGGTATAATCCTATTGCTTTCCCACCACCATTGTTCGCCTAATTCTAAGAATCGTTTCTTCTGTTCGGGAACACGAAGGCTACCAAAATCGTAGATTGTGGTAATTTGTTCGTCGGAGTTTTGTATTATACCCAGGTATTCGTTGCCGCCATAGACCAGGTAAGTTATAAAAGGGTACCTGTTGAGTAACTGTTCTATTTCTTCCACTTTGGTAAATACTAAAATAATGATAACAATCTATTTATATCCAAATACAGTAGAGGCTCGAATTTGGGATCCTACTATTTTTACTACAAGGAACAGAGAGATGTACGCTAGGCCTGTGACCATTTATCAAGGAATTGATAACCCTATTCAAGTGCGTGTGCGTAACCAAGATCAAAAATTGGTAAATATGAATGGTTATTTGCTTCAAGCTGATGTACAAGATCCTGTTAACTTCCTGACTGTTGGAAGTTTTGCAGTAATATTTAACAATATTTCTTCAGGCCTAGGATCATTTGTCATTGACAAAACATTTGCCGGGCAGCTCGATCAACAGAGATATAAATTGACATTTAAAGTGATCCAAACTAACACCAACTCTGAACGCCCGGCGTATGTTGACGATAATTATGGTGTTCCTATAGATTTGATAGTTCGCCCAGGATACTATAGTGAAATGACTATACAAGGTGAAGAGGACACAAGCGACTTTTTAACAATTGACGGTGGGACTGTATAATGACTATTGATAGCCAAGTAATAAATTTAAACGCAAGACAAATTCTACTCAAGCGCGGCAACGGGCTTGTAATGAGTACCTATATTGGTCCACTGGGCGAAATAGTCCTGGACACTACATTAAACACTCTTAGAATTCAAGACGGCGAAACACCAGGCGGAGTAGTAATTCCTACTCAGTCTAATGTAGTAGTTGAAGTAAGTCAGGCCATTGATGAAATAGCCGGAACAACTGTACAAGGTTTAATTGATGATTCCTTAATAGTAGTTAATGCAAATATTGCTGCCGCTAATGCTTCTATTGCTTCATTGCTATCAACAGTCAGTTCATTTACAGCCAACGCTCCTGGAAATTTAAATACTTTTGCCGAACTGGCAGCAGCCATTAACAATGATGCAAACTATGCCGCTAATGTATTTGTAGCGGTCAGCAATACACAGGCTAATATCAATATTGAAAGAGCTAGAGCAATAGCAGCCGAGACCAGTCTACGCACAGATCTAAACGCTGAAATTGCCAGTCGTATATCCTCTGACGAAGATCTTCGTGATGACATTGATTTTATACTATCAAACCAGTCTAGTTTACCTGCTGAAATCAATGCTAGAATTTTGGGCGATATAGCACTACAGTCTAATATCAATGCTGAAATTAATGCTAGAGCATCTGCCGATTTATCCTTACAGGGTAACATTGCCGCAGAAAGAATTGCCAGAGAATCTGGTGATGCTCTTGTTATTACTCTTATCAACAACGAAGTAAATGCTAGATCTTCTGGTGATGCAGTACTACAGGCAAATTTGATCATTGAGACCAATAATAGAGTAAGTGCTGTTAATAACCTACAGGGTCAGATTAACAACATTCTGAACAATACCAATCCGTCAGCTCTGGACAGCTTGACCGAAATTGTTGCTGCTTTCCAAAGTTCGGACAGCAATGTATTGGCTACTGCCTATTCGTTAAGTACTCTTGCTAATGCTCGTGTTCAGTCTGAGGAAAATTCAAGAATAAGTGCTGACAATACACTACAGAATAACATTAACAGTGAAGCCGCTACAAGAGCAGCCGCTGATACTAGCCTACAGGCCAATATTGTAACAGTTCAAAATTCTGTTACCAGTGAAGCCGCTACAAGAGCCAGTGCTGATACTACACTACAGAATAACATCAATAGTGAGGCTACCACAAGAGCCAGTGCTGATACTACACTACAGAATAACATTAATGCCGAAGCTACAGCTCGTATTGCTGCCGATAATAGTCTTCAGGCTAATATTAATGCCGAAGCTACAGCTCGTATTGCTGCCGACCTAAGTTTACAGGGTAATATTAATGCAGAGGCTACCACAAGAGCTGCCGCTGATGTTACTCTACAGAACAATATTACCAGCGAAGCTACCATAAGAGCTGCCGCCGATACTACACTACAGAATAACATCAATAGTGAATCTACTACAAGAGCTGCTGCTGATGTTACTCTACAAAATAACATTAGTGCAGAAGCTAATGCTAGAGTTGCTGGAGATCTAGCACTTTCAAATGCTATTGCTGCAAATATTACTTCAGAACAGACTGCTAGAAATACTGCACTAACAAATCTTCAGAATCTGTTACAGGGAAATATTAACACTGAGATCAGTGATAGAATTTCTGCTGATGCAAATCTACAGCAACAGATTAATAACATACTGATAAACACCGATGCAGTTGCTCTCAACAGTTTAGCTGAAATTGTTACAGCATTCCAAGGCGCCGACGCTAACCTGATTGGTGCAGTTAACTCTATTTCTAGCGGTGTTACCAATACAGTTAACGCCTTGGCAAACACTGTTTCGGCAACAACCACTACAGTTACTACAGAAATTGCTCGTGCACAATTGGCCGAAGCTGATCTGTTAAACCGAATTAACAATGAAATTTTGGCTCGTAGTTCAGCAGACACAACCCTGCAGACCAACATCGATAATGAAGCAAATTTAAGAATTGCAGCCGATGCTCAACTTCAGGCTAATATTTCTAGTTTAAATAATGCATCTGCTCAAGCTGTCAGCAACGAAGCCAATGCTCGTATTGCAGCCGACACTAGCCTACAGAGCAATATCACTGCTGAAGAAACTGCTCGTATACTGGCAGTCAGCAACGAAGCCAATGCTCGTATTGCAGCCGACACTAGCCTACAGAGCAATATCAGTCTAGAAACACAGACTCGAATTAACGAGGACTTTTCATTACAGGGTAATATTAATTCAGAAGCTACTGCTCGAATCGCAGCGGACTTGTCGTTACAGTCTAATATTAATACCGAATCATCTGCTCGTATTGCTGCCGATCTTTCGTTACAGTCTAATATTAACACCGAAACGGCTGCTCGTGTTTCGGCTATCAGCTCAGAATCTACAGCCAGAGCGGCTGCAGACACTGCTGAAGCTACTGCTCGCGCTAATGCCGACACTGCACTACAGGCTAATATTACTGCCGAAGAAACTGCTCGTATTGCTGCCGATTCGGCTCTACAGTCTAACATTAATGCACAAATTGCATCCGTAACTGCGGCTAGAATACAGGCCGTTAGCGATGAAGCTAATGCTCGAGTTGCAGCCGACACTAGCCTACAGAGCAATATCACTGCTGAAGAAACTGCTCGTATACTGGCAGTCAGCAACGAAGCCAATGCTCGTATTGCTAGCGATGCTACATTACAAAGCAGTATTAATTCAGAAGCCAATGCTCGAGTTGCAGCTGACACAACTCTACAGAGTAACATCGCTACCGAAGCATTAGTAAGAGACGCCGCAGATATTGTACTGCAAAACAACATTGACCTTGAAGAAGGAGCTCGTATACTGGCAGTCAGCAATGAAGCCAATGCTCGTATTGCTAGCGATGCTACATTACAAAGCAATATCAGTAACGAAGCCAATGCCCGTGTAGCTGCTGATACAACTCTACAGAATAACATCACTGCTGAAGAAAATGCTCGTATACTGGCAGTTAGTAACGAAGCTAATGCCCGTGTAGCTGCTGATACAACTCTACAGAGTAACATCACTGCTGAAGCTACTGCTCGCATAGCCTCTGACAATTCTTTACAGGCTAACATCACTGCTGAAGTTAATGCTCGTACAGCCGCAGATGCTAATCTACAGGCAAATATTAATTCTCTAGATTCGAGCCTTGCACCAATTGCTAAATCTGGATCATATACAGATCTTATTAATGTTCCTGTATTCTACAGCAATTCAAATGTTGCACAATACCTGGCAAATTTTGATAGCTCTATTAACTTTATTGCTAGCCCTGCCATAATCACCGGTCTTGGGTCCTTAACATCTGCAGGAATTAGTGCTGGAAATCTTTCAGTGACCGGCTCTATCAATAACTTTAACGGAACAATAACAACACAGTTTATTACCAGCCAAGGCGGTACCGATCTGGTCTTTATTCCAGGTGCCGGTGCTGAAGTAATGAGCTATGGCAATTTAATGCCTAGGTTCAATAATAGTTACAATTTAGGATCCGCTAATAATTACTGGGCCAGTGTCCATGGCAATAAGATTCTTGCTTCTGGTAACATCGATGCCTACAGCAATATCAATGTCACTAACAATGTTATTGCCAGCCGACTATTTGGTAATGCCAGTGGAGTAACTGGATTATCCGCTGTTGCTTATTCTAATCAGTACAGCGACCTAACTGGCAAGCCCGACTTTGAAAATTTCCAGGGCAATATTGTACCTACTTCGGACAACGCACAGTATCTAGGAGCAGCTTCTAAGCGTTGGCATAGCCTGTATGTTGGTCCGGGAAGTCTCAATATTGACGGTGTGGTAATCGGAGCAACAGGCGGAAAGATGGTTGTTACCGAAACAGCCGGACAACCGCAGGAATTGGCATTTGCTGCCAATTTAAACGCTGAAATTAGTGCTCGTATACAGGCGGTCAGTGATGAAGCTAATGCTCGTATTGCAGCCGATACTAGTCTGCAGAGTAATATCACTACTGAAGCCAATGCTCGTATTGCAGCCGATACTAGCCTGCAGAGTAATATCACTACTGAAGTTAATACTCGTATTCAGGCAGTCAGCGATGAAGCTAATGCTCGTGTACTAGGTGACACTACACTACAAAATAATATCAATACCGAGTCTTCTATTAGAGCAGCCAATGTTGCAACTTTACAGACCAGTATTGACAATGAAATTATTGCTAGAACACAAGCAGTCAGTAACGAAGCAAATTCAAGGACAACCTTAGGTTCTAACTTACAAAGTCAAATTGACAGTCTGACTAACAGTCTAAGCAGTGGCACTGGCAGTCTAAGTGCCGATCTTGCCAATGAGGCAAATGCTCGTATAGCCGCAGACTCTGCGCTACAGAGTAATATTGCTGCCGAAGAAACTGCTCGTATTCAGTCAGTTAACAACGAGGCTAACATACGATTTACTGCTGATACTAACCTACAGAGTAATATTGTTGCCGAGCAAACTGCTAGAATTAATGCTATCAGTACAGAAGCAAATTCAAGAATTTACTTTGATTTGATCTTACAAGGAAATATTGATAGCGAAGCTACTGCTCGTATTGCCGCAGATAATTCTTTGCAGAGTAATATCAATACTGAAGCACTGTCTCGTATATCTTCAGACTTGTCTTTACAAGGCAACATTGATGCAGAAGCTAATGCTCGTGTAGCCGGTGATGCTGTACTACAAAGTAACATTACCGCAGAGACCAATGCAAGAATAGCATCAAATGTAGTTATTGCAGGAATAATTGCTAATCTTGATACGGCTGTTACTTCTAGGATTGAATCAGCTGTTGGAGTTTCGTATGCTGCAACAGCACAACTAATTTCCAATGAAGCAAACCTCAGAGTAATTGCTATTAATAACGAAGCAGCGGCTCGCCAAACATTAGGATCTAATCTGCAGAGTCAGATCAATAATATAGTCAGTAACATTGATCCAGCAGCGTTAGACAGCTTAACTGAGATTGTTAATGCATTCCAAGGGTCTGACAGTAATCTTGTAACTGCACTTAATAGTTTAAGTTCTGGGACAAATTCCAATCTTGCAGTTGAAGCTAATGCTCGTATTAATAGCGATGCGGCACTTCAAGCTAATATCACAACTGAAGTTAATGCAAGAATTCAAGCAGTTAGCGATGAAGCCAATGCTAGGATAGTAGCAGATACTAGTTTACAGTCAAATATCACAGCTGAAATTAATGCAAGAATTCAAGCAGTTAGCGACGAAGCTAATGCTCGTATTTCTGCTGATGCTAACCTTCAGAGTAATATCAATTCGTTAAGCAACAGTCTAGCCAATGTTGCATTCAGTGGCTTAATTGATATTGTTGATACAAATGGTTTAACAACAATCTACTACCCAACTTTTGTTGAAAGTAGAGCTGCCGGTCAAACTGTAAGAGCAGATGTTGATTTTAAATATCGTTCAGATGACAATTTATTAACCGTAGGTAATCTTACTGCCAATGGTACTGTTAATGCCGGAACATTGGTTGTCAATAATCCTGCCAGTTTACAATTCTTAGATCCGAGTGCAGGACCAATGGTTATTGGCTCGCTATCTAGCCTGGGTAATGTTGCATTTAGCGATAGCACATATCAAACTACAGCCTGGACCGGAAGTATCAATAAAATTGAAAGCGGGTCAGCAAATGTAACCGTGGCCAATACCGGAGTGGTCAGTCTTCCAGCAGTAAACAGCAGTCAGGTTACAATATCTGGCGCAACTAAAACTGTTAAAGGTAATCCGTACTCTGTAAGAAGCGCCTTTAGTTCCGAATATGAAATTTGGAAAGCTAGTTCGACAGATGTCGTAGCAGCAAGGGTTACTGTAAGATTACACAACGACTATTACACTTATACTGAGTTATTTGATGTAATGCTGGTCAAAGAAGCAACTAACAATGCTAATGTTAGTTACAGTATTGGACCAAGAATTAAATCCGATGATTCCTATCCAGATGGTCTAGTTGATGTAAGACTAAGCGATGGAAATAAATTGACCTTGTATTACACCAGTGTAAGAGGTGATGCCAGCTTCTATACATTTGATGCTGTTGAATTTACAAAAACTGTTTAAGGTAATAAGCAATGACTAAGAAATTTTTAAGGATTGATGGAATTCAAATTGGGTCGGTTCCGTTGACTTCAAACGGAACGGTTATATCAACCGGCGGACCAATTGATTTATCAAATAGCACTATAAATTGGACATCGATTAATAACAAACCGTCATTTTCAAATGTTGCATTAAGCGGTGCTTATGGCGACCTGCTAAACAAACCAACATTGATTGATTCAATGGCAATAGTAGGTGCCAACCTACAGATAACATACAGCAATTTGAGTACTACGGATCTCGGATCTGTATTAGGTTACACAGGGTCCCAAGGCCCAATTGGATTTACTGGTAGCCAAGGCATTCAGGGTATTCAGGGCGATGTCGGTTTTGTTGGTAGTCAAGGCATCCAGGGAGAAACTGGTTTTGTTGGTAGTCAAGGCATCCAGGGTATACAGGGTAATGTTGGATTTACCGGGTCTCAGGGCATCCAGGGAGAAACTGGTTTTGTTGGTAGTCAAGGGGATCAGGGTATTACTGGATTCACTGGTAGTCAGGGCATCCAGGGAGAAACTGGTTTTGTTGGTAGCCAAGGCATTCAGGGCGTTACTGGATTCACTGGCAGTCAGGGTGATATAGGTGCCACTGGCCTAACAGGATTTACTGGATCACAAGGCGAAGTAGGAGCAACTGGTCCTACAGGGTTTGTTGGTAGTCAAGGCGATCAGGGCGTTACTGGATTTACTGGATCACAAGGCGAAGTAGGTGCAACTGGTCCTACAGGGTTTGTTGGTAGTCAAGGGGATCA